AGAAGCATACGAGTACAAGGTGGAAGAGTATGAGAATATGTCAGAAGAAGATGTTGACGCTTTAACCTCTGACGGTGATGTAGAAATTATTGAATTAGTTACTGCATCTGAGGTTTTTGAAGGTGAGGTAGTAGAATACTATTCACTAGTTAAGATTAGACACAAGATTGATAAGTCTAAGATTAAGCTAGAGAACATTCCGCCAGAAGCTTTCATGATTAACCGTACAGCTATCAGTATTGAAGATGCATCGTTTGTAGGGATTCAAACCGAGATATCTCTTTCAGATTTAAGAGCTCAAGGTTTTGATGTATCAGACGATATAGGTTCAGACAGTGGAGAATCATTTAGTAATTTAAACGGTGGTTATGGTGAAGAATCTAACAGACAATCTATTAATGGTATCTGGGAGAGTTCTGAAGAGGATATCCTAGGTGCAGCTAACAGAGAAATTACTGTAAGTGAAGTCTGGATGAAGATTGACCGTGATGGTGATGGTATTGCTGAGTTGAAGAGATTCATCGTAGCAGGTGGTGAGATTTTACTAGAAGAGTATGCAGACAGTGTACCTTTAGCTAATTTGAACCCAATCGAGATCCCACATGCATTCTACGGTTTATCTATTGCAGACGTAACAAGATCAGCTACAGAAATCAAGACTGCTATCACACGAGGAATGGTTGAGAATGTTTATTTGACTAACTATGGTCGTGTACTTGCTGATCCAAATGTAGTAGATTTTAGAGCCCTACAAAGCCCTGAACCACATCAAATTATACCTACAAATGGTAGTCCAATTGCAGCAGTGCAACCGATTACCCCTGATCATCTATCACCTTCTACATTCTCTTTATTAGAGTTTATGAATAAGGAAAAAGAGATGGCTACGGGAATGACCCGAGCAGCCCAAGGTGTGAACGAAAAATTGTTCGACAGTGGAAACTCAGCTGGTAAAGTAGCACAGGTTCAAGCAGCTTCACAGAAACGTATTGCTTATATAGCACGTCGTTTTGCAGAGACAGGTTTTAAAGATCTATGTAGAGGTGTTTACAGTTTAGTATTGGATAACGCAGATTCTATTATGAAGGATTTTGCATACTTTGGCGTAACTGCTAAAGATATGATGCCTATCGAATCGGTTACAGTTGATATTGATGTTGGTCCTAACAGTAAAGCTAATACTCAAGAGAACATGATGATGTTAGCCACACAGGTTATGCCAATGTTATATCAGAACCCAGAGACTAGAGGAAATATCAATCCTGCTGCAGGTTTTAATGTTGCTAAACAGATGATGGATTCTATTGGTGTTGAGAACTGGACCGACTTCCTTGTTGACCCTAGTACACCTGAAGGGCAAAGACAGATGCAATCTGTAGCCCAGTCAGAACAAGCGGCTCAAGAAGCAAGTAATAAGGTTAGTGAAATAGAACAACAGAAAGTTATGTTGACTCTTCAAAAGCAGATGGCAGATATACAAAAGAAAACTGCTGATATGGAACTAGCCAGAGAGAAGTTCGAGCATCAAAAACTTAAGGATAAAGCAGAACTTGCACTAGAAGCTCACAGTGACAGACCTGTTAAGATAGGTTAATTCATAAAAACGGAGGTAATATGGATAAGATAGAGTTAGGCGCACATGCTAGAATGATTATCGATAATAAGGCTTACAGCATTATATTTGATATGGTTCAACAGAACTATATGAGCGCATGGGCTAGTACACAGCCCGGTCAAGAGAAACTACGTGATACACTATACAATACAAGTGTAGCTCTTACAGATGTTAGAAAACAGATTGAAGCTCTTGCGGTCGCAGGAGACAATGCAACATTCACTAAAGAATCGGAGGATAGATAATGGATGAATTTAAAGAAAAAGACTTGAACATGTTCAGGTTAGAAGAGAAGAATATTTTACGTGAAATGCGAGGCGCTTGCGCTAGAGGCGGTCATGGTCCTATGATCAGACAACTTCTAGACAAGTTGAATGCAGTTCAGATGCTCATTGAGCGTTATGAAGAGATCGTAAATATTGAAGTTAAGAAGAAAGTAGTTGCTAAAAAAGTACCTACTAAAAATAAGTAAATCTTGGAGGATTATACTATGTCAGATGATATGCAAACTACCTTGACGGATGGTCGAGATGTTAATGTTAATTTAATTGATCAAGATGCAATGTTAGAAGGTTTGGCGGGCGATTTCTTTGGTGATGAACCTGAAGAAGATCTACCTGAGTCAAGCATGGAAAACACAGTGGAAGATACAGCAGAAGGTGATGAAGCTGAGGTAACTGAGACTGAAGAACTAGAAGAAGAAGAGCAAGAGGAAGAAGCTACTGAAGAAGAAGATGGTGAAGACCTACCTGAAGATGAAGTAGAAGAAGAAGACCCTGAAGAGCTAGATATGGATTACGAAGTACCTATTAAGGTAGATGGTAAGGAATCTGTAGTAACTGTTGAAGAGTTAATTCGTGGATACCAGACAGCTCAACATTCTAATAAGAAATCCATTGAGGCCAGTAAACAGCTTAAAGAAGCTAAGATACTCGCGGAAGAAGCAACAGCGCTTAAAGAGCAAAATGCTAAATTACTATCTACACAAGTTGATAGTGATGAACAGCAAATAGCATCGTATGATCTGAAGATTCAGCAGTTAATCGCTGATGATGATATGTTCGAGTTACCTAAATGGCAAGAAGCTAGACGTGTTAAGGCACAGGAGTTAGCCAGTAAGAAAGAAGAAGCTACACGATTAAAAACCGAAGCAACCTCTGAGACTACTAAAGCTAATGAAGCTACTATGCAGGCTAATAGAGAACAGGCTATTGAAACATTAAACAATGATCTACCCGGATGGCAAGATAACTATGAATCAGTAGTTAAATGGGCTGTAACGGACTTAGGTTTTCCTGAGTTTGCGAACATTACGGACGCAAAGACAATTGCTTTAATGTATGACTATAAAGCTTTAAAGGACGGCAAGAAAGCTGCTGTCAAAAAGCGTAAGAAAGCTCCGACTAAGAGTGTTAAGGCTGTTAAAGCTGTTAGCAAGAAGGTCAAAACTAGCGAGAAAGAAAGTAAACTGCGTAAGAAAGTATTAAACGGTGGTGGCTCAGAAGGACAAGAACAGTCTTTCTTAGACTATATCGCTGATAACTTAGTAGGCTAATTTCTCATAACATAAATATTTTTATAAGGAAATAAATAAAATGGCAATTTTTAACACAGAAGACACAAAAGGTAAAAAAGAAGACCTAGCATCGTTCATTACGATGATTACTCGTGATGAGACTCCGTTCTTATCATCTATCGGTAACAAGAAAGCAACTGCAGTATTCCATGAGTGGCAAACTGATGAGCTTGCTGCTCCGGGTGCTAACGCACAGTCTGAAGGTTCAGATTTCAATGCATCTTCAGTTTCTAGTAACAGCACTGCACGTGTTGGTAACTACTCACAGATTCTTACTAAGCACATTCAAGTGTCTAAGACTCTTGATTCAGTTTCTAAAGCTGGCCGTAACTCTGAATTTGCATACCAAATGAAAAAGAAAGGTATCGAACTTAAACGTGATTTAGAGCATGCATTAATTGGTGCACGTCAAGTTACTGATGGTTCTGGTGGCGCTGATGGTGTTGGTAATAACGGTGGTCGTACTATGGGTGGTATTCAATCATTCATCCCTGCTTACAACACTTGGGACGTTTCTGCAACTACTCCAGCATTTGCATCTGGCACTCATACTGCTGCTACAGGTACTACTTTAGGTTTACCTTCTGCATCTGCTACAGCCGGTACTCACTCACTAGCATTATCTGATGTTGATGAAGTGATGCAACGTGTGTACGAAGAAGGTGGTAAGGCTTCAGTTCTAATGATGGCTCCTACTCAGAAACGTAACTTCTCTGCATTGGCTCAGGCTGCATCTAACACTCGTCGTAACATTGATGAGAATGGTTCAATCCGTCAATCAGTAGAGTTATATGAATCTGACTTCGGTTTAGTTAAGGTTGTACCTAACTACATCCAAGGTCTTTCAAACTCAGTTGATATCTCTGAGGGTATTGGTGGTGCTACTGACGTAATCGTGTACGATCCTTCATGGTGGTCTATGGCGACTTTACGTCCTCTACACACTGCTGACGTTGGTACACAAGGTGACTCAACTACTGCAATGTTGATTGAAGAATGTACTTTAGAATGCAAAAACTCTTTTGCTTCTGGAATTATTTCTGGTATCGGTACATTAGTAGCTTAGTAGTTACTTAAATAGATGGTGGTCCTCTTATAGGGGACTACCTCTACTCAATAGTATTGTAACAGTATTATTAAGTAGAGGTAAAAAAAATAAAAATTCGGAGAATAATATGAGTAAGTTAATAGGTGGTAGAACCAATGGTGAGACAGGACAATACAGTTTCTCACAAGATATTTCAGACTATGTAGATTATGCAGAGTCTTCAAGAGCTAGATCTAGAGATATGTTTCATAATCAAAAGACTAATTATAGGTCATTTGCTATTATCCC